ACAACATATAGTATGGTGTACTGGGCGATCAGGCAGCTTGAGGATGTCACGGCATCAAATCAAGATCCAGATATTCCATATCGTTGGAATGAATGCATATGTGCTGGTCTTGCAAGTAAGTTGGCAATGAAATTTGCAGTTGATAAATTTAATATGTTAAATGAAATGTATGAAAGATCATTTAGCTTTGCAGCAGCGTCAGACAATGACGGTGTATCTCTGAGGGTTCAGCCCACTGCGCTGAATTTATATTGATGGCAAAATACGCAAGAGGCAAAAAATCCCAAGCGATTAGCGACAGAGGCGGTCTAAAGGTTCCATATACGGATCTTATGACTACTTGGGATGGCCTTCGCGTGTCTCCAGACGATTGGGAGCCAAAACAACCACAGCTCACACCCGCTAAAAATGTTGTCGATGCTACGGCACTTTTTAATCCACGCCCAGATACAGACCCCGAAAATGCAGAGGTATTTATAGGGTACAATTTTGACTTCTTCACACCCATACAAGACCGCCCTCCAGTGGGCATACATGGGCTTGGTGTTGTGTCTCATGGGTCTGTACTAGAAATGGACGTTTCAGTCACTGGCGTGGCTGGTACAGGCGCTGTGGGGACAGTCTATCCAAACCCTGATATCAATCCAGCAGTCGGCACAGGCGCAATTGGTGATTTTGAATTAGTAGTGTCTCTTGATGTAAACGTCACCAGTGCTATTGGTACAGGCGCTCTAGGTGTATTTGCTACGGCCACAACTACTGCTGGGGTATCTGGCACAGGAGCAATTGGGACTGAAGTCCCAGAATCTGAAATTGAAGAAACAGGCGTGGCTGGTACAGGTGCAATTGGAACTTACACAGTAGAAAATGTACTAACTGCTACAAGTGCAATTGGAACAGGAGCGACAGGCACTGAGACAGCAGTATCTGAAATATCAGTATCTGGTATATCTGGCACTGGATCTGTCCATGTGATTGGAACTGGTGCTGGTAGTGACTTTAATCTTATTGTTGGCCCAATAACTGGATTGGGCGGCGTAGGAACGACAGGCAGCGAGGTTGCAGAAACTGAAATATCTGAAACAGGTTTAGCTGGTACAGGCGCAATAGGATCTGTAGATCCAGCAGTTGGGTGGGGCAACAACGCTTGGGGCAATGGAACATGGGGTAATGGAATATGAATTACACACAATTAGTATCAAACATTCAAAACTTCATGGAAGATGATAGCGCAGAGTTGTCAGCATCTATTGATCAGATTATAGAGCAGGCCGAAGAAATGATTTTTCAACGGTTACCTAATTTACCTTGCTTTAGAAAAAACGCATCAGCAGCTCTGGTGCAAGGCACAACGGATTACACTGTTCCGTCTGCAAGGATGATCAGACAAGTTTCTGTTATTACCGCAAATGTGACAGCATATTTAAATCACAGAGTAGATTCATATGTGCGTGATTACTGGCCAAATGCCACAACTCAAGGCGTTCCAGAGATGTATAGCACTAAAACAGCGGCGATTGGCGGCACGACTTTTACTGTTGCACCCACTCCAGACGCAACAACATCAACTTATCAAGTTGATTTTATAGCCCCAGAAACTGGATTGAGTTCAAGTAATGCAAATACTTGGATTGGAGATAACGCAGAAAATGTGTTATTATCAGCGTGTCTTTACGAAGCATCAGCCTTTTTGAAGGCGGGTGAAACTTTGGCACTTTACAAGACACAATTTGACGAAGCAGTGCAATTATTTGTACAAGAGATGCAGCGAGACTACGCAGCAGAATATAACGGAGGTTTATAATGGCTATCGCACAAGCAATGTGTACAAGTTTCAAGGAAGACTTGTTCCAAAAAGAACAAGATCTGGATTCAGATACAATCAAAATTGCGCTGTATACTTCATCAGCGTCATTAGGTGCTGCAACAACAGCATATACCACAAGTGGTGAAGTTGCTTCTGGAAATGGATATACAACAGGTGGTGAGACACTTACTTCACCAGTTATTGGTACAAGCGGAACAACAGCTTATGTTGACTTCGCTAATCCAGAGTGGACATCAGCATCATTCACAACTGCTGGCGCTTTGATTTATAACGACACAACGGCAGGCAACAATTCGATTGCGGTTCTAAATTTTGGCGGTGACTTTACAGTTACTTCTGGCACATTTCGCATTGTGTTCCCATCACCCGGCGCTGCTGGTTTGATCCGTATCGACTAATAAAAAAAGGATAGTACAACATGGCTAGTACCTATGAAAATGACCTTCGCCTCGAAGAAATGGCCACAGGGGAAAACTCTGGCTCATGGGGTACGAAGACCAATACAAACCTCGAATTAATCGCGGATGCGTTTGGTTATGGCACAGAGACTATAACAACTAATGCTGACACTCACACGACAACAATTGCAGATGGAGCTTCTGATGCTGGACGTGCGATTTACTTAAAATATACAGGTACTTTAGACAGTGCCTGCACAATTACTATTGGGCCGAATACAGTCAGTAAAATGTGGTTTATTGAGAACGCTACAAGTGGATCTCAAAATATCATTATCTCTCAAGGATCTGGAGCTAATATAACTATTGGCGCAGGGAAAACTAAAATAGTTTACAGCGATGGGGCTGGCGCTGGCGCTGCATTTGTTGAAGCTACAGATGGAATTTCAATAAATAGCCTGTTTGCAACTGGAGGCGTAGACATCACGGGTGGATTTACCGCAACTGATGGCTCATCAATCACAACTGCTGATAACACTGTACAGCTTACTCTTATCTCTACAGATGCAGATGCAAGTGTTGGCCCTCAATTAGAACTATATCGTAACTCTGGTTCTCCAGCAGACAGTGATACTTTAGGGTTTGTAACTTTCAAAGGTCGCAATGATAATTCTCAAGATGTTGTTTATGCGGGGTTACAATCTTACATATTAGATGCTTCAGACGGCACAGAAGATGGCTACCTTGTTATAGATACGATGGTTGCAGGAACAGCAAGGGAAAGAATATCAATAGATTCAACAACAACGACCTTTAATGAAGAAGGTGAAGACATAGATTTCCGTGTTGAGAGTGATAGCAGCGCCAATGCTCTGTTTGTTGAGGGTAGCAGCGGTCGGGTAGGAATAGGCACAAGCTCAATGGACGCACCGCTTCATGTGGAGGGAGCAAGCGGAACGCAGTTGGTAGTTGAGGCAACATCTGGTGATTTTGCTCAGATGGATTTTAAAATTGGTGGTACTCAAAAGGGTGCTATTTGGACACACGAAGCGACAGACCTAATGGGCTTCTTTGCGCCGTCTGGCTGGGGTCAAAACTTCTACACCAATGGCACAGAGACTATGCGGCTCACATCATCGGGTAATGTTGGAATTGGAGATACTTCTCCTTCCAGAGCCTTATCAACAAAATCTGCGAGTGTGACTGTTGGTAGTTTTGAAAGCACATCAGCCAGCGGCGGTCTTATTAGTTTTGTTGACCCAAATACGACTAATGATGTTACAGTTAGGGTAGGCTCGCTAGGAAATAATTTAGTTCTTCAGTCTGGCGGCTCAGAACGTATGCGGATCGACAGCAGCGGTATTGTCTACACAGGAAAATCTAGCTCAAACTTTAATGTCGCAGGAATAGAGGCTAGTGCGGCTAACGGGCTGTGGGTTTCAAGAACTAACCTACCACCTACGTCATTGAACCGTTTAAGTTCTGATGGTCAAATTGCAACATACTACAAAGATAATACTTTGATTGGCAACATTGCAAACTCTGGAACTAATTTTATTATTCAACAAAGTAATTCAGGCGGTGTTATTCAACTAACAAATCACGACAACACTGAGGACATTGAGTTCGGTCAAGACTACTTCCGCATAAAACAGGGCGGTGCACAGCGTATGCATATGAACAGTGCTGGTGAGACTACGTTTACCACAAAAGTAAGTGTTACAGCAGCGGATGGAGTAAGAGATGCAGATTACGTTGCATCGTTCCATAACCAAGAAGCTACTTCTGGCCGAAACTTTGGGGTATCTATTGCTGGTGGGACTAGCAGTGCTGATATTGCTCTAAATGTAGTTAACGGCGCTGCCAATACTGCCTTGTTGCGAGTACATGGAGATGGGACTACCAATATTGGTACGACTTTAACTTTTGGTGGTAAAGTCAATGTCCATGAGGGAGGTGTTGGCGTAGGCGAAGCCAGTAGTGCTGGTTCCTACAGACGCATGTACTGGAACGCTTCTAATAATGAAATGCGTTTTTGGAATGGAAATAATGAGGCGCGAATAACTGATGCTGGGGCGTTTACAGATGCTTCAGACGTTAGCCTTAAAAAAGACATAGCTGAAATTGAGTATGGCATTGACACTGTAAAAGCGTTGAAGCCACGTAGATACAAACTAAAAAGTTCAAATTTAGAACAAGTAGGGTTTGTTGCACAAGAAATGGAAACTCAAGTCCCAGAAGTTGTTTCAACAGGCGTTACTCCAGATGGTGATGAGCAGAAAGGAATTTCTTACGGGCAAATTACAGCGGTTCTTACCAAAGCTATCCAAGAGCAGCAGACAGTAATTGAAGCGTTAACCGCAAGAATAACAGCACTAGAAGGAGCCTAAAAAAATGGCTGTAACATACACTTGGACTATCCCTAATTGTGAGCGTGACGTCGCAACAGGTGGCATCAACATAATCCACTGGCGCTGCACAGGCGTTGATGGTGAACATTCATCGTCAAATTGTGGCACTGTAGGTTTAACCTATGATCCGTCTGACAGCGACTTCATTGCATACGCTGATGTAACTGAGGAACAGGCTCAGGCATGGGTTTGGGAGAAAGTGTCGAAAGAAGATATTGAGGCATACATTGCTGCTAATATCGACAAACAAATTAACCCTACCATAGCCTCTGGAAATCCGTGGGCTGCATAAACGAAAGGAGATCACAATGGCTGAGAAAAAAACAAAAACCATTACGATCAACAACAAAGACTATACTGAAGATGAGCTAACAGATCAGCAAAAGGTAATGGTAAATCATATCAAAGACCTTGATCGTAAAGTGGGATCTGCTCAGTTCAATCTTGATCAACTGCATGTTGGCAAAC